AGAATTACTAACATGTTTTATATTAATTGTAATTTGTTATATTATTGCTAAAATATTTAGTCGTAATTGTGAATGTTTTAATCTTGGTGGACAACCAAATAGTCGAGTAAATAATTGTGATGACTTTATTACTGAAGCATCATTAAATTGTGGGGATGATGCAACGGGTAATTTAAGTCAAGATTGTTGTGATACAATATTGAATCCAAATAATCTAAATTGTGATGTTTCAACTATAGATGATATCTTTAGACAAGATGTAATTACTGCACAAAATACTTGTAATACACTTTATCCATCACAATCATTAGATTCACACTATGATTACAATCTTATTTCAGATGTTCCAGATAATACATGTTTAAGTTCTCCAGAAAAAATAAAAGAATTTAGTAATAGTTGTGATTTAAATCGAGAAACTATGACAAATTGTGATTCATGTAGAAATGCTGTATATAGTTATTTTAATAAATGTGATAATTTTAATATGAGAAATATATATCTAAGAGAATTAATTAAATATTGTGTATAATTTTTAAATTTAATTTAATCTGTTTTTTATTTCATGTATATCACTTTTCATATATGATATATCATTTCTCAATATACTCAAATCATTATGAATTTCATTTATAATATTATGATTAATATCAATACGTTTTTCTTGTGCTTCAACTGTACTGCTTATTACATGTATTTTTTCAGCATGTTCACCCATTTTAAATATTAATCCACCAACAGATAACATGCCACCTAAATATGGTAAAACTTGTTGAAAACTCATTTTAATATAATATAGATTTAAATTTGAATTAATTTAATCTTAAATTTTAATATTGAATTACATATGCCACCAAATAATATATATCATAATGATAAATATATTGGTGAATATGCCGGTAAATATATAGTATATGAAGAACATCATGTTAAAAAAAATTATTATGAACAATTATTTATTGATATTTGTATATATATAGTATGGATAGCATACATTTATGAAGTCATCATGTTTATCGATAGAGTATTTATAAGACGATAGATCGGTTAGATGGGTCTTTACTATTTGACCATTTAGGCATCCACATATATGGAATATTTTCTACACCACTATAATATTTATCATATATATGTTTATACATATCAGTTTCATTCATATTAAATTTTTTTTGTGCATATTCTTCAATTATTTCATGCCATGGTTTATCAAACGATGATACACCATCAGAAAAACCATCTTTTCTTCTCCATACTACATCTTTTGGCAAATCATTTTCAAATGCTTTACGTAGTAAATACTTTTCCATACCATCTCTAACCATCTTTTTTTCTGGCAAAATTGACATATAATATTCCATAAATGTTTTATCAAAAAATGGAACTCTTATTTCTAATCCTGCTCCAGCAGTAGTTTTATCTCCTCTTAATACATCAAAATATTGAACATCTTGTAATAATCTTATACATTCATCTTGAAATGATTGTGGATCTGGTGCATTATGAAAATATAAATATGATCCAGATGCTTCATCACTCCCTTCACCACTTAATAATACCTTAATATCACTATTATCTCTAATATATTCAGACAATAATAACATTGGAACAGATGCCCTAATTGTTGTTATATCATATGATTCAATTTGATATATTGTTCTTTCAATTGCATCTAACATTTGTTTTTCTGATACTAATACAATCGTATGATCTGTTTTTAAATGATTTGCAACATTTTCAGCATGATATAAATCTGGTGAACCATTCAATCCTATTGAAAATGTTTTTAAATTTTTTACCCGCTTACTCATAATAGATGCTATAATACTACTATCTAAACCACCAGATAATAAACACCCAATTGGTCTATCTGTAATCATTCTTTTTTCTACACTCATATTTAATATTTTTCTTATATTTTGTATTGAAATATTTTCATCATATTCTACTACAGGATAAATTAAATCATAATATTTATTTGTTATCAAATTGTTTGTATCAATATCAAATATACTATATGATCCGGGCGGATAAAATTCTATATTACGATTTAAATCATATAAACATTTCATTTCAGATGATATACCAAAGTCATCTATATCATGATAAAAATATAAACTACGAATACCATATGGATCATGACCAACAATTATTTTTTTTTGACTATTATCATATAATACAAAACTGAATACACCATCTAAACTATTACATAATGTATCAATATCCATAAATTCATATAAATGTAAAATAATTTCACAATCACTATCACTTTCTAATGTAATATTATATCGTTTTGCTAATAGTTTATAATTATAAATTTCACCATTACACATTAACATATTATTGTTTTTATGTAATGGTTGATTGCTCCCACTATTTAAACCATTAATTGATAATCTATGAAACATAAAATACATATAATTATTTTTGTAATATATACTATGTGTTTTTGTATTATCTGGTCCTCTATGCGAACATCTTTTACCATATATATCTAATTTAGTTTTATCACAATCATCTTTTGATTTATAAAAAAAGATACCGCACATTTTATAAATATAATAATTACTATTTAAATATTAATTTGATATTATTGATATTTAAAAAAAAGAACTTTAAAGATAAATAAAAAATGAATCCGAATTTAGAATATAAAACAAGAAATGCACAAAAAATACTTGACTTTTTAAGTACAGGTCATAAATCACCAGATGATTATATTGGTAGTGATATGCCATTCTTCATGAAAAATGAAAATACCAAATTTAAAATTGGACATCATGTAATCCCAGAATTACCAGATGGACTAAATCACAATATTAAAATGATGTATAAAATTATTGGTAATCCACAATCGGAAGTATATGTCAATGATTGGACGTTTATATCATTAAATCAAACATTACAAGTATATAATGATAGATGTAATAATGGTCAAAAACTTGTATTTGATATAGGATATATGTATATTGGTATGGGTCATATTAAAGTATTATCATGTGATCTCAATACTGGTGAATTATTTTATAGAATTGATGGTGGTGGCGATGATTACGTTAGAGAATATCATAAAAGTTTAATTATGAATTATGATAAAAAAGAATATACATTTATGGATTTTGATGTATTTTTAGAAGAAACAAAACAAAAAATATATTAATCATCATCGTTTATCTGTTCTAGTGCAATCTGTTGTAGTAAATTTTGTGCGTATGGTTCACTTGATGAATCATCTGGTTCCATTTGACCAAATACTGGTAAATTTACATCATATTCAGTAAATTCAGATGAATCAGAAGATAATGGTGGTGAATGTGATCGCAAAAAATCATCATCATCCACTTCTAAATCTTGATAACTTATGGGTATTGGTCTCCTAGTATAATGTTTTTCGCATCGAAAATAAGTTGGGAATAAATAATTTGCCACCTCATCATTATCGCCCAATTGTTTACGAAGTTCAAAATATCTTCTCGTAATTTCTAATTTTTCTTTCGAATTCAAATCACGATAACATTTTTTATGAGGTGTATATATTGTTTCTCGTTTACCAATATTTTTTCTTGTTAATTTTCTCTCATTTTTATTTAATTTTGAGTTTTGTCTTAGTTGTCTTCCTCTCATCACCCTTTGTAATTGTCTTGCGGCTTGATTTCTCATCAAATCAAGATCAGGATCACTTGGATCATCTGAATCACTACGTTTTCTTTTTCCTGCTCCACCATACTTATTTTTCCCACGTTTCTTTTTCATACTATATTTATACCTATGTTTGCTAGTGCTATTGCTATTACTATTGCTATTGCTATTACTATTGCTATTGCTATTGCTAGTGCCACTACCATACTGATTTAAATCATCTAGATAATGTGCCATCAATTTATTTTCATTCTCTTCTCGCATCATACGATTATGAACATCTGGATTTAGTGGTAAACTTTTTAAATGTTCATGTATATTTTTCATTAGTTCGGGTTCTCTTAAATGTTGTAATACACTATTACGATCTTTTAAACCTCTCATAGTTGCTGTAGTTTGCAGAGTTTTAATTAAAGGATCTCTGCGTTTTGCATACATATAATCTATATCTTCTGTCATTCTTAAACGTGTTTTTTCAGGATTATATTGCAGACGACCCGGCCGACGCAGCCGATTTAATTTTTTATTACGAATAGACATAAATAAGTCATCTGTTAATTCTTGTAATGGATCATCTTCAATACCTTTTGCTATTTCAACCATATCATATGCTACATTTAATTTATGAAGTTTATATATTTTATCAGCAACAAATTCTTTTATGTCATCATCTAACATTCGATTATTCAAAATATTTTCGCCATCACTATTTAATATAAAAGGATCTGCTCCATATTCTAATAAAAAATCTATCTTTGCCGATCCATTTTCTAATACACGTGAATGATTTTCATCTAAGCATGCCGCAAATAAAGCAGTAGTTCCCATGACATTTGTTCCATTAATATTTGCGCCATATTCTAATAATAGTTTTGCTATATCATTATTTTGATGTCGAAAATCTACACTACTTTGTAATGGTCTATTTTTGCTATTATCTCCTTTATTAGGATCAGCGCCATATTCTAATAATAATTTAATTATATCTATATTACCATATTGAATTGCTCCCAATAAAGCGGTTGTTCCACCAAATCGTATAACTTCATTAATATTTGGTCTTTTATCTAGTAATAGTTTTATAAAATTTAAATTTGGATTACTTTGAGTACAACAGATGTATAATGCGGTTTCTCCTCTTGGATTTTGTGCATTTATATCAGCACCCATATCTAAAAATAATTCAGCAAGATCATATTTTTCATATGATACTGCTGTTATAAATAATGTATAACGATCATATAATTTATAATCTACCTTTGGTATTAGATTACCATCAAATGTTTCTAATTGTGGCTGATCTTCTACAAATTTTATTAATTCATCAGTATAATCTTTTGGCGGTAATGGTACAGTTGAAACTCTTCTCTCAGTAATCCATGAATCTTCGGGATCACCATGTGTTTTTATAAATGTATTAATACGATCCCAATCCATTTCTTTTTCCCATTGAGGCCCACTTTGACTCATATTAATATATAAAATATTTTAATATTATTTATATTAAAATGTTTGATGTTGATTTTGTTCAAAGAATAAAAGTTACTGGATTATTTTTTTTACAATTTTATAAAATTGTTACTGGAACAATGTTAACATTATTTATACCACAAAATTGTGATGGTGAAATATGTAGTTTAAATGATAATTTTAAAAATGATAAACCATATCATCAAATCGCATTATGTTGGAATAGTATGACACTAATAGGTTTTTTAATGTTATATGTATATGAACTTAAACGTGAGAATTGGTCAATTGAATATTTAGATATAGATAACAATAAACCAGATAATGCACTTAAATCAATCATTATTAAAGAGAAAAAATTAGATAAAAGGATGGATGAGTTAAATTTATATTATTATCGTATTGTAAATTTCACTATATTTATGAATATGGTAAATCTTGGATTACTTGTAAAAATATTATATGATGATTATCATAGTCAATCAACAATATCATGTGCTATTAGTTTTACATTATTAATATGGATGAAGTTATATAATTCGTTTGATGTTGCATATCAATCAGTCAAATATGATAAAATGAAAAGTGCTTATATGTCTGAATTTGTATCATACAATGTATTAGATAGTGATTATTTATCGAATAAAGTTGTAGAAAATAAATCTATTAAAGTAGATGAGTTAGATGATTTAATAGTACCAAAAAAAATATAAACAATATTATATGAGTGATTTTGAGGTATTAGATGCGACAATGTCATCACATATATCAGAAGCAGAAGAAAGAAATAAAGAACCAGATGTACGAGAACAAGATGATATACTTAGTTTATTAGAGGGAGATACATTAAGTATAAGAATTAGTTCACATGGTAAATTTGTGAATGCATTATTACATTCAGATGATAAAAAAATAACAGAATCAACTATAAAATTTAATATTTTATTTAGAGGTAATATTGGTTGTACGGTATTAACAAGATGTAATACGCGAGACACTTTGATTGAGAATGGTAAAACATATTGTAATTCAGATATAGGTAAATCAGATTTTAAAAAAAATATGGAAATATATTATAATGATAATGATTCTGGTGGTGAAATAGTAAAAGTAAATGTAGTAGATTGTGATTGTAATACATTCCCATTTCTTTGTTATGTTCCAGATTTGTTATTAGATTTTGAAGCAGATTTTTCAACAGGTTATGTATTATATAAAGACGATATGCCAATAAAACCATATTATGATAAATCGAATGAAAAAGCAGAAATATATGAATTTAAAAATGCAGATGGTGATAACATACAAAAATTGTTATTAAGTGATGCATTGAAATATCTATATCGCAAACATATTAAAAATAAAAATTCAAAAAAAGAAATTGATGTATATGTATCATCATGTTTATATATTCAACCCAATGATATAGATTCAATAATTACAGGGTATCCAGTATGGTATGAATGTAATAAAAATAATATTATTTTAGGATATGAAAAAGAATTAGAAGATGCAAAAAAAATATATGAAAAAACAAAAATAGAAGTGGATAAATGTGAAGATAATTTAGAAAAATTAAAAAAAATAAAATCAGATATATATAAAAATTTATTAGAATATATAAAACAATATATAGATCCAGAATCTAGAAAAGAAAATTTTGAAACAATAGAATTAATTACATATAAGATTGACGAATATATAGAATCTATTGGTGAAAAAGAATTTCAAGACGATCTTGATAAAAATATAAATGAATTATATGATAATATTAAAGAATTTTTGAATAATCATATAATAGTTGCTGGAGAAAAGTTTGATATCATCAATGATAAATATATTAAACAAAGAATAGAATATGATGAAATAGTAGAAGCACATAAAAA